CTTTACCATCATATTTTATATAGTCATAGTTTTTAGAAGTAAAATGTAATTTTACAGCCAAATAAACTTTATATACATCATATCCACCATACATACTTAAATGGGTAATACTCCTTTACCAACTCTATCATCTTTTACCATTCTCAATCTTATAGCTTCTGCTTTAATCTTCTCTTTTAATGATTTATTTACCATTGAACCTACAGAACCTAAATCTAATTCGTTTTGTTCGCAAAACCATATTATTGCGTCTATATGAGAGATTCTTTTCTCTTTAGATATATTTTCTATTTTTTGACTAAATTCTTTACTATTCATTAACACTCCTTAAAGAAAAAATAAAATTAATATTTGTTCTTAGATTTGATTTTATAGGATTTGATCCTGTGTGAGGAATTTTAGATTTAAATAAAACTCCTGAGCCTGCCTTTGGTGTAAATTGTTGTATGATTTTATTATCTCTATCAAAAAACATAATATCACCATCACTATCATTTACAAAATATAAAAAACTATAATACTTTTCATCATCACTATCCGTATGTATTCTATGGTGTTTGCCTTCAACGAAATGTGAATTATTTGTATAGAGATTGGCCTTTATTCTAAACAAATCAGCAATTTCAAATTTTTCTTTTTGTTCTAAAAATTGTAAAACTCTTTTTGATGTTATAAAGTGTGGAGAATGATGTTGTTTATCCCAATGATATAATGAATGTACAAAATAAAAACTATCACTAGTTGATTCAGTATCTTTTGAAAATTCTTGTGGGTTTGTAAACCCTCTCATATACCAATCAAATTGATCGTTTGATATAAATGTATCCTGTAATTCTTTAATAAAAGAATTTGGTATAAAATTTTCTATTAACTTTATCATATTTCTATCCACTCTCTTTCTTGGTGGTTAGTGTGACCAATCATCATAGGAAAACTTACTGATAATCTTTTTGTGATTGGTATTGCTTGGTGCCAATTATACCTAGGTATATAAACACAATCACCTTTATTTAGTATAACATCTAATATTGGTTCTTTCTCAAAAGTTAAACCTGGATATCTTCTATATTCGGTTTCTTGTTCCTTCCAAACTTTAAATCTTGTTTGGCCTTCTTGTTGAATAATTAAATTATTTGATATATCATTATGTATTCCTAATCCTGTATTACTCGGTACATCTAATGAGAAAAATATATGTGCGTCTGTAGAATGATTTGTAATTTTTTCTATATCATTACATATTTGATTAATAGTTTTATTATATCTGGAACAATCACAAATATAGCATACATTTTCTTTAATTTCTTTTTTGACTATATTTGGAGGGAAGGTGTTTTTATCTGTTAACCAATCTTTTTCAGGCCATCTGTAACCTTCTTTATTTGTAACATTAAATCTATTAACATTTAAAATTGGTCTAAAATTTAATAAATGTTCTAAATCTTTCCAATTTAAAAAATGTGTAAAAGTATCTTTTTTATAAAAAGGTAGGTCTTTAATTAATAATTCTTTTATATTATCCAACATTATATAATAATATCATATTGGTTGGTATTTGTCAAGCGTCAGAAGCTAAAAACATTAAAGAGTATCTTACTTTATTTGGTTCTTTAAATGCATTTCCTCTATGAGGAATATTTGATTTAAATTCAATAAATTTACCGTTTTCAAAAGGTACTTCTATTTCTTCTTCATTAGGAGGGCATAGAAAAAAACTACCACCCGTTTTTTCAGTATGAACATCTGGTGTCAACATTAATAGAAAGGTTGTCATTTTTTCCTGGCCTGGATCGCAATCCATGTGAATAGAACCATCCATACCCATAAATTGACAGTTGGTTTGAATACGCCATAAAATCATAAGTCTTTTATTCATATCACAATAGTGTTCAAAGGCTTTAATAAATTGTATTGTAAGATTTTCATTTGCACTATCCATAAAAATATGGTTAGTATTATATCTATGGTAGAAAGTATGGCCTAGTATTCTATGTGAACCATTTTCAAAGTAAGGGTAAGTATATCTGTTTGCAACATTTTTAGCATTATGTCCTACAGCTAAAAGATTGTAGGATGTTTCATCTATCCACCTCTTATCAAATAAATTTTGATGTTCCTTAATATAGTCTTTCATATCAAAATTGTTTTTATATACTAAACACCTTTTTTTAATTTTCCAGCAACTTCGCTCTTATTATATGTATGAAACAAGATACAAGTTTCCATAGCGTAAGGTAAATTTACAGTAACTAAAATCTGATCTTCATTTTCATAATAACTTATCATATATACTGGTTCTCCGTCTGGTTTACTTCCCGTTCTACCTAAACTTATATGTTTAATTTCAAAACCTTTATCATCAATATATTCTTGTACTTTTTCTGGACTGCCACACACTGCTGGTATTTGTTGCCAATATAACTCATAATGTTTTTCATCAACACCGTGTTCAGCATATGCAAATCCGCATAACAAAGTTAAAACTACTATTAACTTTTTCATTTTTCCCTTTAGCTGTTGTGGTCGCAAGTAGGTATGTTAAATCACCATTTTAATTTTAATCGATACTTTTGACTTTATTTTTATTTTGTTCTTCGTAATATTTATAAAACTCTTCAATAGATTTTGTTAGTTTAGGTATATAATCTTTTTTTTCTTTTACAAAAACTTGTGAGGTTCCATCTTCACTAGCAATTAAAATAACAATTTGTTCTATTGGTTTTTCATATAATTCTTCATACATAACAGCATAAGCTGAAGTTTGTAGAAAGTAATTCTCAATCCAACTCTCTTCACGTTCCTTATTTGCTGTTTTAAAATCAATAACAGATAGCTTACCATTGTATTCAGCAATACAATCAACTTGACCAGCAATTGTTAACTTTTTACTGTACATGATTGTTTCTAAACAATGTATATTGTCTATTTGATCAATGTACGGTTTTAATAGTTTAAACAATCCTAGAGGCAACACACTTCTTTCGGAAGGTGTTTCTTTTTTTATGTATTGTTCTACTAGGGTATGTACAGCCTTTCCTCTTCTAGCTGCTCTACCCATTTCCCATTTGGCTACATCTTCACCAATACTATCTCGCCATTTTTGTAATTCTTGTTTTTTACGAATACCTAAAACGGTGGTTACTGAAGGATAATTTTTACCGTCAATAGAGTAAAATCTATATCCATCTATATTCATACCTTTTGTTTTTGGTAAAAGGTTTGTATTCAAATCAATAAAGTTAAATTTTTTAGTCATAATATCTCCAATGTATCACATATTTAATGAAAAGTCAAGTCTTAAACACCCTTATTCATCATCATACTGTCTAGTTCATCTTTTGTAGGTTCTTGTCCGCCATACTTTATATAAGAGTATTTTTCATATTTTGTTTTACCGTTTTCATCTCTATATGCTCTTAAAAACTCTTTACGGTTTTCTTCTGGATTTTTGTAAGAACAATGTACCCAACCGCTGTTTTTCTCTTCAGGATTCCAAAACTCTAATATCATTTGATCGTAGTCAAGGTTTTTATCTATCCAATGAGCAAGTTCCTGATTACTAATTCCAAATATTTCGAAATCAGCTGCCTGACCTAAAGCGTGCTGTGAATTAATTGATGATCCAATCCTAGTACATAGCTGTGCCGATCTAAACCCACTTGATACCGTAACTGGCATACCATAGTGATCACGGACTGGTTGTAATATATTTTCGCATAATCTTTGTAAAGATTCTATTTGAGATTCGCTAGGATTATTATTAATCCCTTCCCTTTCGGCCGTTTGGGATTTGACCATCTCGTTAAGCGTGAAGCTTTTGCTTAATTTCATTTAGTTTATCCTTTGCTTTTAGTTTTAGTTTTTTGAGTTGTCTTATATTATACCAACTATAGGTTGATCTATCATTATTACGTAACTCTTCCAATTCACCTACTTGTGATTTTAGTTCTTTATGATTATGTTTGATTATTTGTTTTACACTCATATTAACCCCTTGTTAGTTTTAAGATTTTCTCTATTTGTGCCTTAATAATCGGACCTCTATTTGGCCAATGTATGTAAGGTTCATCACTTTTAGATAGATTATATAAAAATGGTAATATAATCTTTTCTAAATCTTTAAATCTTGTCTGTGTAGCTTCATCTGAAACTTCTTTTGTAATTGTTTCTTTTTCTGCTACAATCTGCATAATTTCATTCATCATTGATTTGATGTCTGATACATCTTCTTTTACTTTTGCGATTTCTAAATTTGAATTTTCTAAAACGGTAGGATCAATTTTAGGTTCTTGTGTAGGTGTAGATGTAACAGGTGTAATACCCCAATCATCATTTAAATCAAATCCTCTCATATAATCTGGTATATTATCTGACATGTTATCTCCTTGTTTTGAAAAATGCAATTATTGTTTTACGCTTATCAAATTTTAAGTCATTTGCCACAGCGTGATTGCGATTAGCGTTGTATAATAGTAATCTATTTGTTTTAGCTCCTACTTCTATCATAGGATATTTATCATATTCATTATCGTAAAAAGCAGTTCCACCTCTAGGTGTTGTGTCAAAATAAAACATACACGCAAAATCTACGTCACCACCATCTTTATGAATAAAACCGTATCTATTTTGAACAGCTTTACATTGTTTTACTTCTTCGGAAAGCGTATATCTTGCTTTTATATAAATTGATTCTATTTCTTCATCTATGATATTATTTAAATTTTTTACAAATTCATCAAATATGAAACCTGTCAAGTCTGTTGTTTCGTAGGTAGGATATGCTTGAAATCTATTACCAAAAAATATATTTTTAGGTTGATAATAAGGTAAAAATTCTAAAGAGTTATATTCTTCTTGTATTTTCAAAAAAGTATTTTCGTCAAAGAAATTATCTTTTAAAAAGAAATTGCCTTCTCTCAATGATTGTAATAATTTCATTTTCTTTTTCTATGTTTATTTAAAACTTGCTCAGTTTTTACTTGTTTAATAGATTTTTTACCTACTTGTTGTGCTAAATTACTAGTTGGATGAGCTTCAGCGATTCTACTTAAATTATCTTTCCAACCACTATCAGTTTTATATGAAGCACCACTCACACCACTTACAATATTCATTTGTGTTATTTTTTGTTTTATGTGTGGATTCTTTTTAAGGTATGATTCCATATCTGATATAGACATCATTTCAGTAAATACTTTATTAGTTTTTTGATTATGAAATGTATAAATGGGCATATTACAGATAATTCATATTGATGTTAAAACGACCATAATCGTTAGTACATGTTGTAGATTGATGAGGTAAAAAAGAATTAAATAGTAAAGCTCTATTAGCTTTTGACTCTACTTTTTTATCACCTATTTTTGTGTAACCATCATTATCATTTAAATATAAAATAAAACCTTTATGTTCAAAATCCAAATCTCTATGTTCTGGATGTTCTATGATTTTTTCACTCCTAGGATAAAAGTTTACTTTCATTCTAATTAAACAACTCAAATCAATTAAGTTATTTAAAATTGGTTGAATTAAATCCCATGCACCACTATTTGGTTTATGGTTTTCATAAATCATATGTAACATATAATATTCAGGATCACCAGGTTTTGAATTATAATTTATTTCGTCACTAATAAAGTATGGAAACCGTGTAGATAACATTTCATCTCGTATTTTATTAAAATCAGCTGTATTTAAAAAACCATCAATCACTTGCATTTTTATTTTGTACCTTTCTGTCTAGCAAAACTTCCTTTACCTTTTTTTGGTTTTACTATTCTTATTTTATATTTTGGCGATCTCACTTCTTTAGCCATAGGATTAGGTTTCTTTTTCATTGT